TATTAAGTTAGGATTAAAGTTTAAAAATTGGACTAAAAATTCTACTGGATATCACAGCTTTCCTTTAAATCAAAATATAGAAGATTTAACTAACATAGATTTAGATTTTTATCTACCAGAAGCAGGTGAAATATTAAACAATAATTTTCAACAAGGTATATCTTATAATGATTTATTTTTTGAAACAAATAAAATTCCTAGTAACGATCTCAGTAGTTTTAGACATGCATTGCATGTAGATGCAAATAAATTAGGAAGATATATTGAATGGAGATTTAAAGACTATTTAAACATAGTAGACGGAGTAGTTGAAACTGTTAATTTTAAAAATAATAAAATAGATTCTTTAATATTAAAAAATGGAAACACTATAACTGGTGATTTGTTTATTGACTGTTCAGGTTACCAACGGTTGTTAATAAGCAAGTTAACGTCTGATTGGGTAGATATTTCAAAAGACTTGCCTACAGATAGGACAATACCAAATCCGTTGTTTAAAGAGTTCGACACAATACCTGTTTATACAACTGCTGAAGCAACAAAAGACGGATGGATACTGGATGTACCTTTATCAAATAGACACGGTACTGGTTATGTATATTCTTCTAAGTTTACATCAGACGACGAAGCTAAAAAAGAATTTAATAGTTGGTTATTAAAAAACTACAATACAGAATTACAATCAGACAGAGTTATAAAATTTAAAAACGGATATCATAAAAAATCTTGGGTTAATAATTGTTTGTCTATTGGGTTAAGCTCTGGATTTATAGAACCATTAGAAGCAACGTCAATTCATTTAGTAGTTATACAATTAGAAATATTTGCAAAGTTGTATAATTTAAATTCTGAAGAGGAAAACTTTAATCAAGAAGTATTTAACACAGAAATAAGAAACTTCTATGAAAATGCATTTCAATATATTAGATTTTTTTACGATACAAACAGGACTGACAGCGAATTTTGGAAATACATGACTAACAATCGACCCCAGTGGTTAAAAAATTTAAATAAACAATTATCTAATGGGTTCATAAATGATATTCATTTTTCAAACAGCCTTGCAATAATGTTTAGTAGTCTTAGTTTTATTAATATTGGATATTATCATAACAAATTTAATCCTACCGCTGTTAGAAAGTATCTCGAAAACAAACACTTATACAATAGGTGTTTAGAAGCTGATACAATAGTTACAAAAAACAAAACAAAGATTTTTAACAGTGCAGTTGATCATACCTTGCTTATTCGATCTATTCTTAGTAAGATAAATATATAAAAGGGTATCACTATTATGGCAAACAATTTTACGTTTAGTACAGGTATAAACAATACAGTAAAATTAAACAACAATTCGGGGTTTAGTTACGAAGGACCTTGGAAACAATTATACAATAATACATTAGTTGAAAAATGGTATCTTGGAGATTTTTCTAGCGCAGAATTTACTATATCAGCTGATTATGACAATACTCACAAAGAAATACTTAAATGTCTAGTTACAGCTGGCATTGATGTAGCAAACGTAGTTATCTATGCTAGAAGTAATTTTGGTGTAGACTTAATAAATCTATCAGTTACTGTAAACGGGTCAAGTGTCGAATTACTTGCTAGTCCAACTTCTGAGGTTTATGCAGGAACAAGATTTATACATACAGGATCGTTTTTTGGAAATCAGAAACCATTAACTCCATGATAAATACAATAGCGGAGGAGTTAAATGTCAGTAATTAATGGACCTTTTAGATCACAGTACGGCTTCAAAAGCCCTAATTTTACTGTTGACAGTGACGGCAATATTATAGCAACTAGTATTACGGTATCTAACACAGGACCAGTTGATCCTGAAGATCCTACTACTTCTGCCAGTGATTTTAGATTTACAGAGCAAGCTGGAAATTTTAGATTTGTTACTACTCCAGGAAATAATCCATCAATTACACTGAAAAGAAATAAAACATATTCTTTTGAGTTAACTAGTTTTTCAACATTAACATTTAATATTTTTAGAGATGATTTAACAACGTTATATAATACAGGATTACGTCATACAGATGGTACTGCTGGATCAAATGCTCAAGGAAAAGACACCGGTATTTTGTATATTGATGTTGCATTAAATGCTCCGGACACATTATATTACGCAGACGCCACAGGAACAGTTTACGGAGAAATTACTGTAGAAGATCCTGAAGGTCTTTTTAGTACTGTTGACATTAACAGCACTATAGATTCAACATCTGCAACAACTGGAGCATTAACTGTTGCAGGCGGTATTGGATTAGAAAAAAGTTTAACAGTAGGCGAAAATGCAAATATACTAGGTAATGCAGATGTTGGCGGGGCATTAACTGCCCAAGAAGTAAATGTTGATGGTATCGGAATTGCAAAATTAGAAACAGGTACTAACTTAGAATTAGTTGCAGGAAACAGGATAATAATAAAAGTTGCTGATGTCAGAATAGCTAATTTAACTAGTAACGGATTTGAAAATGTTTCTATCTCTAATTCTACAATAAATAGTAGTACAATAAACGATACAGTAATCGGAGATATAACGCCGTCTACAGCAACATTTGAATCTGTGTTAATAAATGACGTTACAACTTCGCCTAAGAGTGCAGCAACTAAAAGTTACGTTGATAGTAGCGCAACTGCACTAGCAGTAGCATTTGGAATATAAAAATGGCAAAAAAGCAAATTAAAAATTACGTATTTAAACCAGGGATAGGCTCAAACGATTATGTTTATCCAGATGCATACAGTCTTTTAAGTAGTAATAGAGACTTTATTATTTCAGAAGCAACTCAATACATTGCCCAAGAAGTAATTGATGCTACAAAGTGTCAACGAGATATTGGATATATTATTGATGGTGTAGCAGCAGATGCAGTACTAGGAACTAGTTATAATGCATACTTTTTAGGTTTAGCAGAATATAATAGCTTAGACATTTCTAAAACAGTTATTAGAACAATTGAGCGTACAAAATCAGAAATACAAGCTATTCCAGAAGTATTAAGTGAAGCAACTTTTAATGCACGTATCGGAAGTTCTATTGATGAAATTCTAAATATTATGCAGAATGGTAGAGATGCTGCTAATCCAGTAACATATACCATTCCAGGAGGTGTTGCACCAGATAGACAAGCAGCTCATACTAAAATTATAGAAAATTTAAATTTTATGGCTGCAGAAGTTAATGCCTGGGTAGATGTAAATTATCCTTTGCACGATCACGATGTTGACAAATGTACACGAGATGTAAAATATGCATTATTAGCAGCAGCATATGATGTCCTTTATCAAGGAAATAGTGCAAGTTACGACAGTGCAAAGTTTTTTAATAATTATGCCGCTGCTGGAAATACAGGAATTACAGCCGAACATCAAGCACAAACAGTTGCAGCATACAGACATTTACAAACAATAATTTCTGATGTAGTACAGGGAATATCTGTTAGTCCTTCAACTGGAAATTCAACTCCACAAGTAACAGCTGGGTTAACAGCAAACTCTGCAACAGGTACCGAAGTTTCTAATCTAATAGATATTGTTGCAGATGTTGTAGAAAATGGAACAGGAGCATTACCCGGTATAAGAACTGCACCAACAATCACATTATCTACTGCTGGCGAGCAAACAGCATATAACCAAATTCTTACTGACAAAACAGATATTATAGATGCTGTTACTTGGTCACCAACATATACATATAACCAAGAAAAATGTGAACGAGATATGGGTTACGTTGTTGATGCATATCTTTATGATCTTAGATATGGCGGCAATCATAAACTATTAAACACAATTAAGTATTATTGGGAAGAAGATGTAGCACAAGTAGACGGAAATAGAATTCCTGAAATTGATACACATAATTTTATTGGTGATTTAATCTTAGATTATATTTTTACAAACACATCTTGGGCAAATGTAGGATTGATTCCGCAAACAGTTGATGTATCTAAAACAACAGAATCAGGAGCTATTACTAAAATAACTTCATTAGTCGGCTCGACAGTTGCTGTTATTACTAACGGTTTAAGCAGTATGCCAGCAGAAGAAGAAACTGGTGTAGGTTATGTTAAGATTCAAGGCAAATATCAAAGCAATACATTGCTGTTAATTACAAATACTACTAAAAATGAAGTCATTTACAACTTTAGTAACAGTGATTTAGGAGCCTCTGTTACTATAAAAGATTATGGTGATGATGATGATTTTGTAAAATATTTGCAAACTACTGATGGTGTAACTACAATAGAATTAGTTTACAATACTTCTACCCATAGCGCAACCGATGATATTCAAATCTTTGTAGAAGAACAGGAAGTAAGAACACGCCCATACGATTTTGGAACAGATGCAATTGAACGTATGCGTATTGCACCTCCGTTAAGTATGCTTGATGCTGACTTTGAGTACGGATTACAGCCTACCAAATGGAGTGCTATTGCAACAATGCGTGGATATCCGAGTGTTTATGAAATTCCGGGTACAGACACTTCAGTATCTAGCGTAGTAACTGACGCTTCTACAGGAACAAACGGTGTAGGACAATCATTAATTACAGTTACAACTGCAGGTGCCCATGGATTTGATGCAGGAACTCCGATCACTATTAAAGCACTTGAAAATAGTGTATCTGGTGCAGCAAGAGCCGAAGGATCGTTTGTAATAATTACAGTACCAAGTTCTAATACTTTTACTTACTATGCAAAAGCAAAAGTAGGATTAACATCAGGTGAAGTATTATCAACTACATATACACAATTAAGACAAGCTGGATTTTATACAGGTGCAGCAATTGGTAAACCAACATTTACTGTGATTTCTAATGGTTACAACGGTACAGCGACAACAGAATTAATCACAGCTTCCGGATCCAATAAAATTGCATTTAGTGGTGACGTTCCAGAAATTGGCGCTCCGCTAACTCATCCTAGTTTAAACACTGGTACACAGGTAACTGGTGTAGCTGGATCGGGTGGTACTGTAGTAACACCGACAGTTGTAGGCTCTTACGGAGCAGGCGTGTCTTCTATAGAAGTAGCAAGTGCCGCTGGTATTGTTCCTAACTTATCGATAGACAGGGGCGATGGGCAAGCAATTCACGTTGCATCAGTTAACGGAACAACTATTAATTTTGACGGTACGACAACATCACCAATTGTTGGAAATTATGAATTATATCAAGGTGTTGTTGGAGTAATACAACAAGGCGTAGGAACGAATGCAACTTTTGATGTTACTAATACTGGAGGCGTTTATTCTGTAGCATTAAATACTGCTGGTACCGGATATCAAATAGGTGACAGATTAACAATTGCCGGCGCATTTTTAGAAGGTGACAGTCCAACTAATGATATAAAAATAACAGTACAAACAGTAGGCGGAAGCGGAGAAATTTTAACATTTACCTTTACAGGTGCAGGCTTCACTGGCACAGGAACGATATCAGGAGTATCACCAAATGTTAATGGTGGAATCGGCGCTGATGCAATTATTGATATTACATATACTAACAATGTTTATAGTGCATCTGTTGCTACACTCGATACATCTGTAGATTATGTTGTACAAGATAGATTAAAGATTACCGGTGACGTATTAGGCGGTGTAACTCCAACTAATGATGTAATTTTAGTTATAACAGGCGTTGGAGTAAACGGTGAAATTACTGGTATTACTGCATCAGGTACTGCACCCGATGCTAGTGTAGATTATACAAACGTATCTTTTTCTACTACTGGCGCCGGCGTAAATGCTCAAGTAGATGTTTCAAGAATTGGAACAATTTATGCTGTTAATATTCCAACACCTGGTACTGGTTATGTTGTAAATGATACTATTACTGTAGCAGGTAATATTCTTGGTGGTGCGACACCTGCAAACGATGTGACTATAAATGTTGATGCTGTAGATGGCGTTGGTGGAATCACTGCTTGGTCAGAAAGTGGGGTAGCAGTCAATACAGCAAATTATCCAAACCAAGCCCCTACAAATATAGTAGGTAGCGGAGCAGAATTTAGTATTGATATTGCAAGTAGTACATATACTGCAAATGTAACAAGCGGTGGTTTAGATTACGGTGTCGGCCAAACATTTACTGTATTAGGTACCGATCTGTACGGTAGTACAACTGCAAACGACTTAACAATTGAAATTGTTTCGGTTGATGTCGCAGGAACAATTACTAGCGTTTCTGCATCAGGTACTGCCGTTTCAGGAAGTGGTACATTTAATAATAGTACTGCTACAAACGAATTTGCTCTAGGTAACGGAGCAACATTTGATATAATTAGAAGCAATAATTCATATACTGCTGCTGTTGCACTAGCAGGACAAGATTATCAAATTGGGAATAGAATATTAATTTTAGGATCACAATTAGACGGCGTAGACGGTGTTAATGATTTGTTATTAAGAGTAGCAACTATCGGAGCAAGTAATAGCATTGATAGTATAACACAAGATGCTGCAACCGGTGTCTCTGGAGACAGTGTTCCGTTCATATCTACAATAACAATATCTGATTTATCAACAGCATCGATAGGAATTGGACAAAACATTACATTTACAGCATTGGCTACTTTAGAAGTTACCTTTGATAACGCACATGGCCTAGTTCCTGGAAACACATTTATTGTTGATATTAATAGCGGCGACGGTGTAAATAACCATTCTCTTGCATCTGGTGCATTTTTAGCAACAGTTATACCTGATACAAACAAACTAAGATACGTAGCAAGAGCTGTAGGAAATATCGATACTTCAGCAGATAGTATTAGCGGTGTCGTTTATCCGAGACCAGATTCATTCTTTATTCATAGACCTTATGACGGTGGTGTACAGCTAGGTACAGGTGGCCCACAACACGGTGCGCAAGCAATACGTCAAAGTAAAAAGTATATTCGTTACCAATCAGGTAAAGGCATTATGTATACAACTGGTGCGCTATTTGCACCAAGTTATGATTTAAAATCTGTAACGTCAAATGGGACCGAAGTTGGCTCTGTAATTACAGTAGAGACTGATGATAATGATCACGGAGTTCAAGTAGGCGGTGTAATTCGTTTATTAGGAATTGAAACTCCGGGATACAACAGTGGAAACGAAACAGCATCACCGCCAACATTTGATTATGAAGTTGTTAATGTTCTTGACGAAAGAACATTTAACGTTTTAGCTAAGAGACGTTTAGGAAGTACTAATGCTAAACTAGGATTTTCTGCACAAATGTCAGTAGTTAGTTGGCACGGCGCTACAGTACGCTCGGGTATCTTTGATGATCAAAATGGTATTTTCTGGGAATATGACGGCACAAACCTAAGTGTTAATCAACGTACAGGAACTAAACAACTTGCTGGAACAGTATCAATTGATGTTGATAATAACTTAGTTGTAGGAACTAATACTAGATTTAGAGATCAAGTTGTTGCAGGTGATAGATTTATTATCAAAGGTATGACACACGTTGTAAGCCATGTAATTGATCAAACAACATTAACTGTTACACCAGACTTTAGAGGTGTATCAAATGTTACTGCTGCAAAGGCAAATCTAGTATCAGATAAAAAAGTTAAACAAGAAAACTTTAACTTAGATCGTTTAGATGGAACCGGACCAAGTGGATATAATGTAGACATTGCTAAAATGCAAATGATTGGTATTCAGTATTCATGGTATGGTGCTGGTTTTATTGACTTTATGGCACGTGGTTCAGATGGTAACTTTGTATTTGCGCACAGAATGCGTAACTCAAACATAAACACAGAAGCGTTTATGCGTTCAGGTAACTTGCCTGTGCGTTATGAAGTTACTAACGAAGGACCTCCAGGCAAACTAGTAGAAGCAATGGATGCGACACAAACTTCACTAGTTCTTGAAGATACTAGTTTCTTTCCAGAAACTGGATTTATATATATTGACAATGAAATAATAAGTTACAGTGCTAAGAATGACACTACAAATACTTTAAGCGGATTACAAAGAGCAGCAACACTAACAAACTTCCAAGCTGGTGCTTCAAGGGATTATCAAGCAGGTGCTGCCGCAATACACAGCTCTGGTACAGGTGTAGTATTAATTAGTAACACTATTACACCGCTTATTAGTCACTGGGGTAGTGCATTCCTAACAGATGGCGGATTTGATGAAGATCGTGGTTATATTTTCTCATACGCTGAATCGGGTGTTGAAGTTACTACAACAAAACAAACAGCATTTATGATTCGATTAGCACCTAGTGTATCAAATGCTATTGTAGGTGACTTAGGCGAACGTGAACTGCTAAACCGTGCGCAGTTACTACTACAAGGTCTTGAAATTACATCAGACGGTGTTGACCAATCAAATAATAGTATTACAGGTGGTATTGTTGTTGAAGGTATTCTTAACCCGCAAAACTATCCTCTCAATCCAAGTGACGTTGGTTGGTCGGGACTTAGTTCACTAGCACAAGGTGGACAGCCTAGCTTTGCGCAAGTTGCTGCCGGCGGTTCGGTATTATGGTCAACAGGACAGGCTGCGACAACAGCACAAGCAACAGCACAAGCTACTACAAACGTTGATCTAACCTCTATTGCAGGCGGGTGGTATAGTAGTGAAGTTAGAGTTTCTGTAAGTGAGTATGAAACCCTTGGACCTGTAGCTATAGGCTCAACAGTGACACTAGTTAACAACAATGGCGGTACAGGATACATACTCGGCAACACTACAGTTACAGCAGTTAATATTCGAAACAACGATGTAAGAATTAGATTGAGTCAGAACTGGATTCAATGGATTGGTCAAGGTTCTACTTTTAGATTTAGTGTAGGGGCAGACTTAACAAACAGAAACTTTGCATTCCTAACTAAAGCAAGTGTTGATTCAGCAGGTATAGCCAACGGTACTGCTGTTACTAGCGGCGGCTCTGTGTCGTTTCCTGCTAGTACACTTGTTTCTAGTATCACTGCGTATGAACACGGTACTGTTGATTACTATAGGATTACATTTAACAATAACTTTAACGGAACACTAGTACAAGGCACAGGAACAATCGAATTTGAGTTTGTTCAACCGCCTTATGCACAACCAGGAGAAACTGTATTCTCGTTCATTGCGGTACCAGGTGAAAGATCGACTGTGGACTTTAGCGAATTGAAAGAACTTACAAATACCACATTAGGTGGTAGAGGAACATTCCCAAATGGTCCAGATGTTCTTGCAATTAACGTGTATAAGGTTTCGGGTGCAGCTACAAATGCAAACCTTATTCTAAGATGGGGTGAAGCGCAGGCTTAATGCGCTTCATCTTTAAGCCACTGGCTAAATGAATACAAATCATCGAAGATAATTGTTTTATCTTTTAGTTGTTGGTATTTAGATTCTTCTAATTTTTTTTCAGTTATTTTACCGTATCCTGTTCTAACTAAAACAGGCTTAACGTCAAACCTTGATGCAAATTCAAGGTCGCTTATTTTGTCTCCAACATAGTATCCTTTGTAAAATGATATTAAATAATCTCTTTGTGCTTGTAAAAACATACCTATGTTTGGTTTTCTAAAGTTGTCAAATTCGTCACTTCCGGTACTATACAAGAGTCCATCTAGTTTACACCCAGTTTCATCAAACAACAGTTTTTCTAAATACTGGTGTACAGTATGAACACTAAAGTCGTCCATATGACCTTTACTAACACCTGCTTGATTAGTAAGAACAATTGTAGCATAACCTAAGTCTTTAATTTCTTTTATGGCTTCTAAACTTCTAGGAATGGGTTTAAACTGCTCTTTTTTAGAAATATAAGTTCCTGTATCTTCATTAATTGTTCCGTCTCTATCTAAACCAATGACTATTCTTTTATCCACTTTGACTATCTCCAGGTATAATTCTAAAATTATCTTCAACACTGTCTGCTGTACTTACTTCAGTAATACTAGAATTTTCTTCAAGTGCTTCTAGTTGATGAGGTTGTAATGGAGGATTATGCCATGTATCACCTTCTTTTAATTCAGCCTCCATAAGTGTTGCAGTATTTGTATCAATCCAACGCAATTTAAATCGTCCATTGTTAACAAACCATGTTTCATCTTTTTCTCGATGAAAGTGCATACTAAACTTTGATCCTATATTTTTAAAGACCATAATTTTACCACAATACTTGTCGTTAGTTGCCCAGATTAATTCATAACCCCAACCCTTTTGTACAACACCAGATAATCTTTCAGTTTGGTTAGACGTTTGCATTTATATAATCCTCTACTTTAATCCAATCGATATCAATTACAGAATTTAACTTGTCTAAATTTGCACAAGTAAAGTCTTGATATTGTGTTTTTAAATTTTCTGGAATTGGCACATATCTAATTTCTGCATTGTATTTGTTTGCAATTTTGTTTGCAATTTGATAAAAACTAACACTATTGCCAGTACCAACATTCCAAATCCCCGATTCATCGACACCGAGCATTTTTTCATGTACTTTAGCAACGTCCTCTACGCAAACAAAATCACGCTTGTATTTTTCACTATTTTCAAATAATGTAATAAAACCGTTTTCTTTTGCCTGTTGTGTAAATTTAGTTACCGGTGATGCTTGATCACCTTTGTGATCTTCTCTAGGACCATATACATTAAAATATCTAAAACCTTGTACAAGTATTTCAAAATCTTGACTATGTTGTGATATAAATCTATCAAACAAATATTTTGACCAAGCATACGGTGACTGCGGCAATAGCGGACCGTCTTCTTTAAAATGTGTTGGCCTATAGCCGCCATAAACGCTTGCACTTGAAGCATATTGAAAATTAGTCCCCATCATATCACATGCCTGTACCAACCTCACGCTGTATTCAAAGTTTTGTTCTAATATTTTATCTACATTAGTTTCAGTTGTACTACTAATAGCACCTAAATGTATTACCCAATCATAACTAGACGGATCTGGTATTGTGTTAGGAACATATTCCCATCCTTCAACTTCATGACCTTGCTCTTGTAAATACAATGCAAGATTTGATCCGATAAATCCTTTATATCCTGTAACTAATATTCTCATTTGCTCTTCTCTATAATACTTGTTGTACTAAATCCTTTTACTGTAGGAATAATTTTTACAGGCACAATGTCATGCCCAACTACTTGTTCTACAGTGTAATCTCCACCCTTGACAATCATGTCAGGATTTAGTTTTTTAATTAGTTCGTATGGTGTATCTTCGTCAAAGACAACAACTTCATCTACCCAAGACAACAATTCTAATTGTTCTTTGCGTGTTTGTTCTGTGTTTATAGGACGACTATTTCCTTTAAGACGTTTTGTACTAGCATCACTATTAATACCTACTACAAGTTTTTCTCCTAACGCACGAGCTTCTTTTAATAAAGTAAAATGACCTCTATGTAATATATCAAATACACCGTTTGTAAAAATAACACGTTCTTGTAAATCTTCAGGTTTAACTACATATGTGCCAACATGCTTAACTGATTCTGTTGCACCTTTTGCAGCTAGTTTAAGACAGTCGCTGTAACTTTTTCCTCGACTCATTCCGTAAACAAATGTAGCAAGAAAACAATCACCTGCACCTGTAACATCATTTACTTCGACAGGATCTGGTTTAATTTTGTAATATATTCCGTCTATGTCTGCAATTATATCTTCGCCTGCAGAAGTAATAATTAAATTATTTTTCCATGCTGCAAATTCAAATGTATGATATTCTTTTTTGTTAGGTTTAACTAACCAAGCACCTTGATAAAAACTATAATGACGTTTAGGATCTACAATAATTTTACAATCATATTTGTTGATGTGTTCTATAATTTGTTGTGAATATTCTAGTACACCTTTATTATAATCACTTAGTATTACAACATCATACTCACTAAAATTTTTCTCTTTTATAGTATTAAGTGCTTCTTTACTATTAGTTTCAAAATCTTGATCTATACGTGTAACGTAATGACCATCACACAGCACACGAGTCTTAATACATTTAGGCGACGATAAGTCTAACATTTCTACATCTACACCTAAGTTCAATAGATTAAGATATACGAGGTATGCACCACCCCATTGCTCCCAACTATCTTGCTGACTAACAACAGGCACAGGAGCTTCAGGACTCAATCGTGTTGATGTTCCTGTGATATATTTGTCAATAATAATGTCGCCAATAACTAAGACTTTCATGCTTTATTATACTACATCAGTTATTATTAGTCAAGTAAATCTGCCATGCTAAACACTGTTTCTAACTTAGCACGATTTATTTTACTTTGAAGGGTATTACGTAGGCCTTTGTGCAACGGCATTGGCCAATTATTGTAACTAGCCCATGCATAACCTGTATGCTCGTTGTTAAGTACTGGAATAAATTCTTCGCGTATTACACACAAATATGTGTGAAATTGAAAATGTTGATCTGTACTTATAAAGGTTTCTAATGGAATTGTTTTTTCAATTGTAGGAACCTGGCCTACTTCTTCTTGAATTTCTCTTTGTAAACCTTCCCACGGGGTTTCGCGTTCTTCATTAGTGCCGCCTACAAGACCCCAAACGTTTGAACGCTTTCCGTTGTTTCTATATAAAAATAAAAATCTTTTAGTATCTAGTGTGTAAAACAATGCACCACTACAAATAATATTGTCCATACAAATAATTATCCGTAGAGGTCAATTCTCCATGTGCCAACTGGATAATCACCTTCAACGCTCATTAACCAGGATCCATTTGAATATCTATACTGTATACCTGTGTTTAAGTTTGTTGTATAAGTAGTTTCGGTAATTTCACTAGCATTGAATATAATGTTCCATTTAGAACCATCCCATTCTACAATATCATTACCACTAGCAATTAGACCAGAACCATCATTATTTCGCCATGCCTTAGATACTTCTTGGGCATCTTCATTCCCTACATCATCTAATAGCAATAGTCTAACACCCGAAGCACGAACTCCTTCGGGGTTAAATCTTGTAGGATCTATAATATAATCTATACTTGTTCTGTCTCCTAATGAACTAGTAATAATACTATCAGAAGGGAAACTGTCTGTGTCCCAATTAATTTGTAATGCTTTTGGATCAAATGGATTTACACTAATTGTTCCGGTAACAGTATTATTTGAATCGTCAATGCTAGTTAAATAAATTCTACTAACATCTGCAAGATAATTTCCTGGAAGTGCTTCAAATATTTCATCCCAATTTATTCCACCTACAATACCATTTGCTATAAGTTTAGCAGTAAATCCTTCTATGTATACACCGTAACCTTTGTAGTTAACATTGGCCATTTGATCTGTTAAATCAGTTGCAGGACGTCTACCAAACTCATTTTCAGTAATACCTGATTGTGTATAATCATCATATGCATTAACTTCTGGTGTACTTACTCCTGTTTCTATGGTACCTCTATTTTCATCAAACATGCTAGTAATAACATTTGTAATAACACCCATCTTTTTAACTTTAACAGGTGGACTAATATATATTGGTACACTAAATGTTAGAGTAGCAATATCAATTTCTGAGTCTACACCAACAGGAACACTTCTATTAGACCATTGTACACTTTCTAAGTTAACAACTGTAATACTAGTCCAATCAATAAAGTTATCAGTGGTTTGTATTTCTAAACTTGGATTAAACAGTACTAATATTTGCTCTAGAATTTGTAACTTTTGATCTGTGTTTGAAGTCCATATATCTACATTTGCTCGCATCATATACGGAGTTGGTATTAGTCTTTCAACTGTATAATTTGGACCTTGGAAATTAAGGTATTCTTGGTTTAAATCATCGTATGCACGTTCTCTAATATTAACGGAACGTGTGTAAGATGCATCTGTTAAGCGATCTTTGTCTAATTCAAGTGCAGTAATATACACTGACATACGTGGTGCGCTTGGTAATTTGTTTTCAGAATTTTCTCTAATAATATTAGCAACTTGTCTAGTTAAGTCGCCATACATTACAGGTACTTCTTTAGTTTTTCCTTTCCCGTCCTTGACCGGAAAATTACTAACAATACGCATTAATTGGGTTATATATCGTCTTACTTGTCCGTCGTAAAAATGCTGCATTAGTTATCTGCCTTTGGTTTAAGTGCTTTAGATAAACTTTGTCTTTCTTCAACAACTTCACCGTTAATTTTATTAGTATTAGTATTATTAATAAAGCTAGTTTTCTGAGTATATCTATCAAGTGTATTACTTAGTGTCATACGTGCATCGTCTGTTACTTTCACCCACCTAGTTCCATCATATGTAAACATTCTGTTTGGGAAAAAGTCTGTACGCAAATAGTAATCTCCTCTAATTGGATTGCGAGGAAATTGTATGCCAAAACCGTAAGGTGCACCATTAGGAGTAGTTCCATCTCCATAATTCAACAAGTATCCTGTATATCCTTCTCGTTCAGGACGATTTGTAACTTCGTCAGCAGTGTTACTAATATTGCTTGCTTCTAAGTCTTCTTGGTCTGCTGTTTTAAGAGCAATAGTACCATCATCATTAGTTGCTACTGTATAATAATGACTAGTCTCAAATCCTGACTTGGGTGAATCTGCTTCTGCTTGTGCAACTACAGCATTTGAAATTTGCATTTCTTTTTCATATGTTGAAAGTACATCACGGAGCGTAGTATCTGATCCTTCAGTTGCTGGAAGGTCGAGTATTTCTGCGTATTCTTGACCGTCGTATATTTGCTTTAATTTAAGTCTGTATAAGTGCGGATACCAAGTATGACTAAATCCTTCTGCTGCACGATTAACATCTTCAACAACATAAAAACGTTTTAGTGCCATGTCATAATCATTTAGTGCATACTCGTCTTTTAAGTGAGGAAGTTCTATAACATCACCACTCATAATTTTTCTACCTAATGTTTTGACACTACTTCTAATATGTATAGTCATAAACAGTGTATCATTGCTTAAAAATAAACCAAACTGACTTAGATCAAAATCAATGTCTTGGACATTATATATTGCTCGCATAGTATAGATGTCTGGATCATACTTGCGATCTCTGTTTTCAAGAAATAACAAATCTTGTATATTAGTTTCTTTTACAGCATCATATGTTGGCTGATCAGCAGTTCCTTCACCTTCTGCAGGATTTTCAGGACCTATGTATTTGTGTATGTTAATATCAGTGCCGCCAACCTGAAACATCTCCCCAATTTGTCTATCTAGGAATTCGTAATCGTTACCGCGCTCTGGTTTATATAAACTTAATCTTGGCATATACATATTTATCGTTAGATAAATACTACGACGGAGAAACCTAAATGGCAAATATATCAACACAGAAACAAGAAATATACGATTATGTTTACGCTATGCTCGGCGGAGGCATGGTTGATGTAGAACTTGATCCTGTACACTACGAAACTGCTTTAAACAAGGCACTTACAAGATTTAGACAACGCAGTGATAATAGTGTTGAAGAATCTTATATGTTTATGCCAACCGTTATTGATCAAAACGAATATACACTACCAAAAGAAGTAGTAGAAGTTCGTAAATTATTTCGCAGATCAATCGGTTCACGCAGCGGCGGCGGCGATGGCGGCACATTGTTTGAACCGTTCAACCTTGCTTATACTAATACGTATTTGTTAGCAAGTTCAAATTTAGGTGGACTAGCAACATACGATTTCTTTAGCCAATATCAAGAACTTGTAGGACGTATGTTTGGCTCGTTTATTGAATTCAAATGGAATACTACAAGTAAAAAATTAACTCTACTACAGCGTCCTAGAGCAGAAGAAAATTTATTATTGTACTGTTACAACTACCGTCCAGATGAACAACTATTAGAAGATTATCTAGCAGTACAATGGATTAAAGATTATACACTTGCTAGTTGTAAGTTTATGCTAGGTGAAGCACGAAGCAAGTTTGCTACTATTGC